CCTTGGATGCGCTGCAAAGGGAAATCAGCCGCACCCGAGTCGTACCACACTTCTACGGAGTCAGTGCCAAATACCCAGAGTTCGCGGTGATCAGCAATTAATCCCACCACGCCATCAGGTGACCCCTCGGCGCTGGCAAAATCCAATGGATCAACGGATGTGCCGTCGAGTAACTGACTCACCCAAATCTTTTGACTATTGGGTTCGTTGAACACAAAATAACCGTCCAAGTAGGCGACTGTAACAGCGCCCGCAAAGTCAGGATCAGTGATTTGAGCAAATACGTTTGTGACCTCGTTGTAGATGTACCCATCTGGGTTGCAGGCCAAAAATATCTGTGTCCCATTGTCAGCAATCGATACTGGCCCCGTGCCTGAAACTGAACCCAGCAAAGTGGGCGTGTCGGTCAATCCTGTTACTTTATAAAACTCGTTACCAGACACAACATAAAAGTCGCTGCCGTTTGTTTGATGTGCCCAGAGTGCTCGAATTGGCCCTGTGCCAATTGTTTGCAGAAATTTTAATCCGGGTGCGCGGTTCAGAAACGCCGGTTCCTTACCACCTTCAGGGATGATTTCGGGAAACAGATTGATCATGCGGTTGTCCGCAGCATTGACGCTACGGGTGACGTATGCTGATCCAAGAATCGGCGTCTTCATCAGTAGTTACCTGCGTACACGTTGAAGCGTTGACGAGTTGCCACAATGGCGTAAGGCATCGACATTACATCGTCAGGATTGTTGATGCGCTTGAGGTTGCGCTTGCTGGTCATTGCGATGCGCTGCACTTGAGGGCTTGGCTCTACGCCAAACTCAGGCGCAATTTCCATTGCAAGGTTGTAGGTAAACGCACGCAGGTAGCCGGGCGGGAACGTTAAATTCGTCGCCAATGTTGCGGGTTGTGTGAGTTCTTCGACAGAAATGAAATGCCACGTCAAAGCCTGCGTAGGTTTTGGGTAGACATACATGTCAATGTCGGGAAATGTGTTGTTTACAAAAATGACTTGCGGAAAAGTGGAGGTCACTGTTTTGACAGCGATGCCGTCATACTGCTGCTGGTTGATGAACTTAATACCGTACGACACGCCATTATTGCCGACGTAGTAAGTGGAGTCGTCAAGCAAAATTGGTCGATTGCCGACAAAGTCTCCAGTAGGGCCAAGGGTGCGGTTAATCTCACCAGCAGGCCAAAGAAAGACTTGATCTTGTGTTGAAAAAACAGAAAGGCGCTCAGTGTTCCATGAGTCAATCATTTGGTTGAGAGCCACCAAGCTGTCTTGCGACACGGATGCTGAAGGTGTCTCACCCTCGGCAAGCACACCTAGCAATCGCAACGCCCGGTTGATTTGATCGCCTGCGGTATACGTTGCCATGTCACTCTCCTTGATCGGCCTGCGGTGCTAGAAAATCGGGCACAGCAGAATCTACTGATTGTTCGGTTTTACTGCGTCGAGCACGCTTGGGGGCCGCTTCTTCGATGATTTCGGATGGCGTGTCATGAGTATAACGTACCCAGCCGTTTTTCTCATCAGCGACTGCTTCTGCTTCCATGTTGGCAACTTTTGCCCCATGAATTTCATGCTTCATGTAAATGACTGGCATTTATTTTCCTTTAAAAATGGGGGCCGAAGCCCCCATTTAATTTAGGCAATGCGGTACAAAGACCAAGCACCGTCACCTGTTTTACGGGCGCGGAATGTCTGGGCAGTACCAGCAGTAGCCACAACAGTGGCCAAACCAACAAGGGTCCAGCCTGTGCCAGCAACCAGCGTGATTACGCCAGAACTAGAACCGTCCACGTTGATGACGGACATGTCAAACGACACGCCGGGTTTAGTAGCCGAAGGCATTGCGGCCTCGAGGTCGGCAACAGTGGGCAACGTGTAGCTGGCAGCAGAAGTGCCGGGACTGCCGAGCAAGATGCCGTTGAGCACTTGTGCGGCAGTTAGGGTTGCAGTTGCAGTTGCAGTCGCAGGGGCTGGAATTACAACAAAGTCGACTTCATTGAGGTTGCCATCACCGATTTGATAGCCGCCGGAACCGTTAGGGAGTGCCATGATAAATTTCCTTAAAAAAGATTGAAACGAAGAAAGGGGCCGAAACCCCATTTCAATTTAGCCCCACATGCGGACGGCCATTTGTGGACGAATCACGCTGTAGCCGTACAACACGTCGATACGGCAAGGCAGGCGGTCGTTGTTGATGTCGTACTGACGCACGATACGCAAGGAGATACCGTTGTGCACAGCACGAGCGGCCATGTCCACACCTTGTGGCAACAGCAAGTCAGCAGTTGCAAAAGTGATGGCATCCTTGTGATACACCAAGTTCTGAGCGTACTGGCTAGAAGCAGCACCCACGAACACGACAGCTTTACCGCTCTGTGGCAACACGTCCACGGTAGCCAAAGCGTTACCAGCAGAGTACATAGGAGCCACAGTGATAGTGCCAGCGCCAGAACCGTTCAAAGTCACGTCAGCAGTAGCGACGAACTGGAACAACGAACCAGTGGATTCACGGGTTTGTGGGTTCACAGCGTAGCAGTCAGCCACAGTGAACACGTCACCGATCTTGATAGTGCCAGCGTTACCAGCGCCAGTGATGGCGATAGAAGTTGCGCCTTCGGCGGTCACAGCAGCGGACAAAGTACCGCCAGTAGCTGTACGTGAGCCAGTGGTGAACTGTTTGATCGACTGAGACATGTTGATCTCGTTCAGACCCAACACACCAGTGCCCATCATGCCGTTCTTGAATTGCTTGCTGATAGTGTCTGTTGGGTTGAACAGACCTTTCAAGCCTTCAACCAAGCCAGCGTTGGCAGCAGGGTTCACGGTTGCGTAACGTGGGTCCATCACAGCAGCGTTCTCGTTCAGCTTCTGCTGGGCTTGCAACAGTACCAAAGAAGTCGAAGGAGTAGTGCCGGGAGTACCAACGGTGTTACCGATGTACTTGTAGCTGTTGGCCACATCAGCGTCGATTGACGATGCCAATTGGCTGATACGAGGCTTCAACACGCGCTCTGCAAAGTCATCCAACTGCATGGTCAATTCAGCAGATGTGAAGTTGACACCGATATGCTTTTGGCTGGAGACAGTCAAAGTGGTGAACTGTTCGTTGTCGTCCTGAACTTGCAGGGCTGCACCGTCAGTTACCAGAGCGCGGTCGGGCAAACGGATACGCAAAGTTGAACCAATTTTCGCACCTTCAACAGCAAAGCTGTCGTCGTACTGGCGGTTCACGTTACGTGTGATGACGAGGTTGTTTTCCAAGATTTCCAGCGATTTGCGGGTAATCATGTCAATGGTTAAGATGCTGTTTGACATTTCAAAAGTCCTTTAAAAATTAGCGATTTTGCGCTTCCCACTTTTTCCGTTGTCGTGCACGTTCGGCCTCAATCCACTGTGAGTCAGTCATGGTCTTCGACGAGCGAGGATCAGTTGTGTCATACACAGGGGTTGTAACACCACGGGCAGTCACCGGACTAATTGGTGCTGGCGCAGACGAAGTTTTCTTTACAGGAGGATTAGAAGCGATTTTTACCTCAATCTTCCCGATTTCTTTTGCTTGCAGATAGGGCGACAAACTGGCAATTCGCTCGGCCTCTTTGGGGTTTGTTCCAAGGTAGTAAGCTACATCAGGACCAACATCCGAAGACTGGATCGATTCAAGCATGACGTTGGTGATTGGCAGGTTTGGGTTACGGGTGACTTGGTCAAAGTCATCGTACTTGTCCCGAGCCTTTTCTTCACTTTCCTCATACACGGCAAGAGTTTTACGATACTCCTCTTGTTGCTTCCGTTGCGCGACCAATTGTTCGGCTTTGACAATTGCCAATGCGTCAGCATAGGACTCGTCAGAATCAAACTGGTCACGCGATGGTGCACCTTGAGGCATCGATTGCAGTGTTTGGGTTTCCCTCAAACGTGACTGCTGCTCTCGTTCCCATTTACGTTGCTCTCTCGCAAGCCGTTTACCAATAGCCGCATCGAGTTCTTCCTGCGTGAATACTTTCGACGCTGGTTGTTCCCCTTGCTCACCATCAGCAGTGACTTCCGGCGCAATCTCAACAGCAGATGGAGTGGCCGTCACTTCCGATGCTGGCGCGGGTGCTACTTCCGCTAAGTTTTGGACTTCATCAGTCATAGTTTTCCGAATCCTAAGATTCCCCAGTGAACCTCACTGGTACGGGTTTATCAGCATTGTGCTGAAATTTTCAAAGTTTAGCAATCAACAGCGCCAGCAAATTCTGGCAAAGTTTTTAGATGACTGTACGCTTGGGCGATAAAGTTCGAATTTAGGTCAGGCACAAACTCATAAGACTTCGACTTTAAAGAAAAGCCATCCTTTTCCTTGTGCATTACAACAACAGCGGTCATTCGCTCTTTGTTGCCAGTAACGCTTTGAACTTTAATGTACGCATTTGGAAACATTGACTCCTCGTCAAAATTGTTTTCCAAAGTTAGGTTTTTCTGTAAAGCCATTTTGATTCCTTATTTTAAAACGATGCTTATCCATGAGGATTGACCAACGGAAATGTTTGTGCAATCTTGGTTTACCAAATAAAACGAACCTGCTACAACATCCTGAGATGCGTAAAAAGGTATGTTGATACTCATGTAACCAAGGGTTGCATAAATTGACAGTGCGGACCAACCAGAACCATCGGGAAATTGGATACCTGTTGGAACATTCATAAACAAGAAAGCGCCACCGCCTAATGTCAAACTAGAAATGTTTAGGCCGCATTGAATTACACCTGTTTGACCTTTTGCCACATTCATAGTGATCTGACCAAGGGTTGCAGTCGCCGCATAGTTGGTAGGTGTAATGTGGTAGTTAGGCATCACATAGGACGCATCAGTATCATTTGTCACATCATTTCCGCTAAGAAATGTTGGTCTTGCCACGCCAGCATAAAACAGAGAACCTAAAAAGTGGTTGTCGGTTATATAGTTTGGGTAGAGTGTTGACGTCCCAATAATATTGACCACATTTGTAAATGTTGCGTCAATAAAGTTATTGGAAAAAGTGATTGCGCCAGTATTGTTTGCACAAACCAAAGCATTTGCCGCGCCATTTGCACTTGAAAATGTGCAACCGTTAATTTTGGCTTGGTAGGCATTGCTTTTGAAATACAACGGCTCAACAGTTGCAGTTTCAAAGATGCAACCCGAAAAGTTGATTCGAAGGTCTGTACCAGCCGAATACGGCCCAAATGTAGAACCTTGGTTAAACACGCAACCGTTGATCGTAATATCTCGGCATGACGTTGTAACACGCTGTGCAAAATCCAAAGCCAAATCAGTGCCGCCACCCCAACAAGTGTTCATTTCCAACACAAAAACATCAGTAACGCGCCAACCGACTTCGAAGAAGTCAACTTCAATGTTGGTCAAATAAATGCCTTCAGGATACGCGCTGGCATTTGTGGAACCAATGTTGAAACCGTAAGTCGTGGCACTTCCACCATTGCGGAAGACCATCGAATTGGTCATGTGGAATTCAACAACTTTGTTGGTGATCTTGATACCGTTGTTCATTGAGAAAAAACAATCGGAAATCATGATTTGACGGGAACTGTTTGAGAATTTACATGCCCAAACAGTTTTATCAGTCTCAAGCCAAACACCTTCAATTCGAATTTGGCGAGAGTATGTGCCACCAGTCTCAGACGAACCGTAACAATCTAACCATGCACTTGCCGTACCGCCATAAAAGCGACCGCCCCTAAAGGTGACAAACTCTTTGGTGTTTACGGTGAACAACGGTGTGCTGCCACAGTTGTAGGAAATGGTTGCTGCACCGAAATCAAGGCATGTGTTGCTTAACACATTTAAAGTTGACGAAATGACGTAAGTACCAGCAGGAAAGTAAATATTTCCCGCATTGTTTAAAGCATTTTGTACCGCGCTGGTGACATCAACAGCACCGCCATTTGTTTGCACATCGGCAATTTGCGCTGTTGTTAAAAAGTCAAATACGCTAACAGCATCGGTCAATTTTTGATGGACTGTTTTTGCAACCGCGCCGCTTAAAAGACCGCTTGAGTTAGCTTGCTTAAACCCAACTAAGGCATCACCTAATGCAATATTGGTGTTGTTTGACAAATCAACAAAGTCATTGATGCCTGAAATATTGTCGTATGTGCCAATCAATACGTCAGAGGCATCTTTCAGAATAAATTTATACGATGTGCCTTGTGTCAACCACACTTCCGATGCAGTGCGGCCCGCTGAGTCCAGCACAATCGGGTTGGTATTGGCTGTACCACCAGACGATGATGTATACGTTGCCGCTGGCGTAGTGGTTCCTGCCAGATAGGTCTCAAGTTTTCCACCAGCAAGGGGAACGCCGTTGTTGGTGAAAAATTGCCAGCCTGCTCCGGCGAGTGGCGAAAGATTTACGCTCATTGAGTTACCCCTTGTTCAGCAATCGCCTGCGCGATCAATTCTTGCTCACGTTGTTGTTCTGCCGCAAGCACTTCTGGTGTCCATACTGTATTGCAAATAGCCACTACGTTGTCAGGGCATCCTGACAAATCCTGACCCGGGCGCAACACGGTGATGTGAAAAGTTTTTGAAATTTCCACGTCATCACGCAGAATTTTAGTCGCAGTCTTGTACTGCACGCTACCCAGATCATTGACAATGACCTGTTCGATTGATGTGACTTCTGAAAGTGCCATGATTTTGTCCGATTAGGTGGAGTAGCAGACAGTGAAAGTTACTGATCCCGAAGCTGGAAAGTCCGATTTGATCATTGCACCGGGGCCGCCGTTGTAGTTGGTTTTTATAAGACCAGATGCGTCTTGCCCCATGCTTATTGCGTATTGGTTGGTATCTGCCGCACCTTGCCAAATACCCACATACGCAGTACCTTTCGTATTCGCCGTTGAATACGGATACCCTGTAAGCAATGAGTAAAAACCGTTGTTACCCGCACCTCTATCCGAGTACGTGTAATAGCAATACGCGATCACCGTGTTGCCAATTTTCGTGTACTTGCCCGTGGCGGTGGTGGCGGTGAACGGTAAAGTACCCGTACCGTTTTGGGAAATCACCGGAGTCCACGTACCCTCCTCGTAGTCATCAAGCGTATTGGCATCTGATGACGCGCTTTGAGTTGCGGGAAAAGTGATACCTGCACCTGATGCTGGCGCTGTGTTACCCACACCAATTGAACCATTGACTATGGCGTTACCAGTGCCGGGGTTGGTGGTTGTACCCACGGAAAAACCCGGACCAAAACGGCAACTGAGCGTAAGTGTGTCGCCTTGTCGAGTGTAAATGTCACCCCATGTGGTGACGTTGTTCACATCGTTTGGTGTTGCTCGAAGCGCAACCAAATCTTTGAGTGAACTGATGGTGTCGTAACCTTGCAGTAAATACTGCACATATTTACCCGTTGTGCTGGCTGCGCTTGTGTTACGCGCAATAAACGCCGTAAGACCCGCAGACGCACTTATTGCGTTCATGAAGGTCGTACCGTCATATGTCAGCGTTGTGCTTGTCGCAAGAACGCTGCTGCTTGACGCATACATCACCCCATTGGCATTGAATGTGGTCAAATTTGTGCCACCGTTTGCCGTGGGCAACGTGCCTGAAATATGCGTTGTCAGGCCAATCTTGCCCCATGACGGAGCAACGCCCACACCGCCTGAAATCAGCGCGTTACCTGTGGCAACATCAGCTAATTTTGCAAGCGTGGTGGTTGTGCTGGCATAGATCAAATCACCAACGGCATACGATGTCAGACCCGTACCACCCTTGGTTGCAAGAATGGTTGAGAGACCCGGGTTCAGGTCTTGAATCGCTACTTTTACAGTGGTGCTTGACTGAACAATCGGCAAAACCTCAGTCCCCGCAACCGTGGATGCGGAGGTTAATGCTGAGATTTTGGAGTTTGACATTCGTTATTCGTAGACGATTGTGTACTCGATGGTGTTGGCAATGTCAATGTACAGACCATTGCTGAACCAGATACCAGCGGGAAAACTGAGATATTGACCACCAGCAGCGGGAGTCACAGTGGCCGCAATCTTGGGGTCACTGGTGCTGGCAGTTGCGCTGTCGTACAGAGCAAAAGTGCCGCTTGAAGTGCTAGACACGAACACACCGTACAGCTTACCGCCGCCGATTTTTACTTGAGCGTCTGCATTACCTTGATATTTGTAAGCCATGATTAATATCCTGTTGAATTTTTAATGAGGTAGCCTTCAGCAGCAACTGCAACGGCGTATGTGTTTGCGCTTGTTCTGAAGCGTAACACAATGTCGGTCTTTTCCGAGAATGGGCGAGGCATCACGCGCTGTGCGTGGTAGTTGCCGACAAACGGTGCTTGCTGGGTGTACTGCACCACACCAGTCGACGAGTATGTCGTGTTGCTGTATGTGATGTAGTCAGCGGTGTTTCCGTTGGCCGCAGAATAAGCATCAATGCGGCTCAAATAGAACGTGTTGCCTGCTGGAACCGTGTAGATTGACATTTGACTGCGACCAAAACTAGCAGCGATCTGCGCGTAGGTCGTGGTGTTTGTCAGGTCTTTGAGCGTGATCACGCCAGTTGGTGCGCCTGCGGTGACGATGATGGCATTGATGCGCAGGTACGACTTGGTGGTGACGGCGACTGTCGTGCCTGTCAGGGCCAAAGTCTCAGAGATGGCTGCGTAGTTGGCATCCAAGCCTTGAATCAGGATCGTTGAGCCAGACAAATCAGCACCAGTGTTCACCGTGCTCACCAAGTTCATGGTGGTTGCAGCGACTGGGAATGTGTACGCTGTTGCGTTTTCCCATGCTGGGATGGTTGATGTGGTGATGGCAGAGCCATACCCATAGATGTTTACCGTGCTGTGACCTTGAATTTGACCGCGAGCAACTTGAAGATCAAATTCTTCAATTTTCCCGTATTGGGTCTGCGAAACATAAGCTGTTGTCATGCTAGAAACCTCAATTTGTAGATGGTTCGCAGATAGATTTCAATGATGTTGTCTATCAACTGCTGCAACGATGAGTCAGATTTATCACACACCTCATAGCGCATTTTCTCAATATCAGCCAATGATTCTTCCAAGAATTCTGTGATATTGCCAGTTTTCTTTGCAGACATCAAGCTGATTGGACCAATCAGACCATGACGGCCTTGGTATGTTTCAGCAAAGTCGTCTGTCGCATCAATGATGCGGTCATAGAAAATATTGAGTGCGGAATGCTTTGAGAAGCTGCGCGTATTGAAGTGCACGGAGTGCGCCACATCGCGGGCAAGGAACAGTGTTCCTACAAAATCTGCTGCGGTGCTCATTGAGGCATACCTTCCATTGGTTGTGCTGGCATCTCGGGTTGCATTTCGCCCATCTCAGGCATAGCAGGATTCTCTCGCATTCCGGGCGGTCCTGCAACAATGTCTCCAGTGTCCATTGCTGCGTGGAGTGTGCCCATTACGATGTCTTGAATCTGCTCTGGTGACATGCCAGCCTGAACCGCTTTGATACGGTTCGTTTCGGCATTGTATGCGTCCACTTGAGCCTTGTATTCCTTGACTTCGACATCGCGGGCCTCGAAGGACTGCTGCACATTTTGGAGCATACCGTGCATCTGTTGCAGTTCTTGGTTCATGGCCTCCATCTGCTGCTTGGCTGCGGCCAACGCTGGGTTGTCTTCGTCGTCGCCAATGATCTTTGGATCGATGGTCTTGGCAAAACGCTTGGCCATCTCTTGAGCGCCCGGCCAATCCATGTTCTTGACGAACAAGTCGCCTGCCACTTGCCACAACTGTGGGTTGCCTTGCAGCAACTGGGCCATTGCCTCCAAAGCCTCTTGGCGCTTGGTGGCGTAACCGGGACCAGTGATGACCTGAACGTCGTACTTACCCACGGATGGGTTGTAAATCTTGTCAACCACGATACCTTGCTCGTTGGTGATCTTCTTGACCGCCTCGGGCTGCTGTGGGTTCATCTTGGCGGTGGTGGACTCACCATCTTCACCAATAATGCGGGCCACGCGCTGTGTGTCGTAAATTTTGGGGATCAGGTCAACCAGTTGACGGCCAACATAACGAATCATGCGGGCGTAATTGTCAACGTAGTGGTATGTGCCGATGTCGGATTCACGCTGGCGGGCCAAGATGGCCTTGCCGGAACGCTCGTTCGATGTCATGCCCAGCGCAGCGTTGTACTGGCCAGTCGATGACTTAATGTCGTCAGACGCGCCAGCTTTGGCTTGCAAGAGGCCCGAGGAGGCCATTGGGGGCTGTGCACGCTGTGGCAGTGGGAGAACTGCACCTTGACCGTCCGTAACGTCTGGATTGACCTCCAAATACGGCCAGTTGGTCGTGTTGGCAGTCTTCCATTGCTGCTCGTAGCCTTCAAACTGACCACCGTAGCCGATAAACGGTGCTTTGGGGGCCAGCGCCAGCATTTCAGCTTCCTGCGACACCCAGTAGTTGTACATGCGCTGGGCATCTTTGGCGTTTCGGACCAAACCAGACACGTACAAGCGACCCTCAACCTCGAATTCGTTGCCAACGCAGCGAATCACAGGGATGTGCATTCCGGCCCAGTCTTGACGCTCAAGCACCTCGTAGCCGTTGATCTTCAACCACTTGACTCTGCAACGCTCGGAAGTGCGGCTCTTGATTGGTGACCCAAACTGTGCTTTCAGCACTTTGTCTTCGGGTGTGCCGTCAAAAGCAGCCACGTTGCCGGGGTACAGATTCAACTTTTCCTTGGTGTACTCTTTGTAGAAGTATTCCGCGATACGGACTGTGTCTTCGTTGAGCCACTGAGAGATTTCTTGGTCACCAACACCCAAAGTCTGCAATGTGCTGAGTGGTGCTGAGTTGGGGTACAGGCGCTGGTACTCTGAACGGGGCAGGTCTTCGGTCACAAAACACCACTGGGCATCTGCGCCGCAAGGGTCTTGGATCAACGGGTCCATGTAGACACTGAAGCTGTTGCGAATGCGGCCAATTTTGATGTCTTGGTCGAATGATTTCTCGTCGCAATACTCGGTCAAGATACGGACGTAGCCTTCACCGTAAGTGACTTGGTTTTCACACGCTGTGTCGTAGGCCACATCAGCATCGGAGATGTATTCGATGTGACGAATCACGCCGTTGTAGACCTCTGCCACTTCTTCGTCAGCAGCATCATCAGCGGGAATGACTTTGGGCTGCGGGCGGTTTTGGCGTTGTTCGTTGGTGACTTGGTGAACGTGCTGTGGCAGCTTGTTGATGGTCAAGCATGGGCGTGCATTGATCGTTTGACCCTGCACCGCGCCACGGGTTGCCAACACATCGGCTGGCCACTGCCATTGGTTGTCTGGGGACGCTGCAAAAAACCGCAGATCGTCAAGTTCGTCCTCACGCGACTCAGACAACGCTGAAATTGCTTGGTCTAGTCGTGTACGTGCGGTGGCAAGAACGTCAGAGTCGCTCTTGTCTTTAGTCGAACCACCATTTGCAACTGCTCCAGCAGCCGCGATTCCTGTTGGATCACTCATGTTCCAAAACTCCTAAAATGTGGGGTTCGCGCATGACAATGTATTCTTTGCCATCGTGCTTAAATTCCTGACCCACGCCAAAGTATACGTGGTCACCAACTGTGACATCTTTGCAATCTGGACCAATGGCAACAACGATGCCAGTCTCACATTTGTCGCCGGGAGGAATGATGAACAGTTCGTGTTTCTCAACATCCGGCTCGATGATGACGCAGTTCTGGTTGGCTTTGAGGGTCATTTTTTGCTTTTTGGGGCTGGTTTTTGGGCTTCGCGCTTGACCGAATAAGCAATGGCGACGGCCTGTTTGACAGGTTTCCCAGAATTGACTTCAGCTTTTACGTTCGCACGGAACGCATTCTTGCTGGCAGATTTAACGAGTGGCATTTATGCTCCCATCCATGAATTTGTAACAGCGCCGCCCTGTGCGTTACGCCGTTGGATTGTTCGTTCATTGTACTCTCGATGTGCCACAGGGAAAGCAAAGGTTACGGCCAGTGCATCGGCAGCATCAGGTGACGCCAAACCACGGGCTTTCATCTCCTTTTTCCCCTCCAAGAATATCGTACCAGCCGAGTTGGGCTTCTTGATCGGGCCAACCAGATCGGCCTTCAACTGTCTGTCCTGCGGCAGCGCGGCGGTCTTGAGCCATTCGCGCATCGTGCCCCACATCTCGGCTCGTTTGTTACCCCACATCACGGGGTTCTTGGCTTTCCAGCCAAAGTTCACCCCGCGCACTTTGTACCGCTGCTCATTCAATCTGTCAAGTATCCCGTACCCAAGCCCGCCCTCATCGATGGCAGTCAGCGTCGGCTTGAACTCTTCGATCATGTCGATGACGTTGCCCACGGTGGTCATGGTGTCGTCGCCCTTGAACCTGCGGATGGCCAAGATGTCGCGCCCTTGGCGGGCCACGATCACTGTCGAGTCCATGCCCCCACGGGCCGGGTCAACACCCAACACGATGGGTGCGGTCATGTCTTTGTACTTAGGCCGCTTCATGGCGTCGTCCACCACCGATGGCATGATGAACTGATCGTCCCCGCTCTTGGGAAAGTCACCATACACCTCGACCCGGGCTTCGTCGGAGTCCTCGCCGTACTCAGCGATGATCTGCTCGTAGATCGACTTGTCCGTACCTTCAACGGTGCGTGCATCAATCTTCTCGGATTCCCAAAAGTCCCGCTTGTTACCGTCCACCGACTCGTAGAAGTACCCGGTGTTGCGACGACCGTTGGAGAACGCGAACCAGTATCGGTCCAAGATGTTCTCGGTAAAGAAGCCCGCAGCCACTGACCAGATGGAGTCTGGGATACCCGACGCTTCGTCAAAGATCACCATCATCCCGTCCATGTTATGTACGCCAGCGTACGCATCGGGGTTTTCCTCGCTCCACAGTTTGCCCTCGGCTCCCCAGTAGCGCGTGCCCTTCTTCAGATCACGCTCGACCAGATCGGTCAGCCACGATGCAGGGGCCAGCTTGGTAGCCGATGGTTCCCACCAGTGCGAGTTCATGGCCATCGTGGCCCACTTGGTCAACTCACCCCATGTGACCGTGCGTAACTGTGTCTCGCTGTTGGCCGACACGACGACTGAACTGCCAATTCTGGTTGTCAGCATCCACAGGATCAGCCACGACACAAGGGCTGACTTACCCACACCACGACCAGACGACACGGCCCGGCGCAGCGCATCGATCAACTCGTCGTTGTTCATCTTGGCTTTGTTGGCTTTGATGAACTCGGCAATCCTTCTCAGTGCCCGGCGCTGCCATGCGCGTGGTCCTTTGAACTTCTCAAGCGGTGTGTTCTTTTGCCCCCACGGGAAACAGAACATGACGAAGTTCTCTGGGTCATCCGAAATCTGCGGAGACCAAAGCTGCGTCATCAGCAGTTGTTCTTCCTCTGGCGAGTAAATGGGGCGCTGCATCAGTTGTCCAGTTCTTTCGGTGTCACGTCAATCACCTCACCCTCGATCATGCGCTCACGGGCCGCAGCCAGCGCATTCGTAATCGAGATCGAGCCAGCCATCTCAAGTGTCTTGGTCTCGCCGTAGCGTTTCCTGTTCCAAGCGGACATGAGCCACTTGCGAGTGTCGATCTTTAATCTTGAACGCTGCACATCTTCTATGGAGTCCTCGGCATCGGCAATCTGGAGAATCTCCCCAGCGATGAACTCGGAGCGGTTCTCCTGCGCTTCTTTGAATCGTTCATGGCGCATCGGGTCTCGCTTGATCCAGCGCAAGAACCCCTCGTAGCTGATCTCCCGATGGTCATCATCGAGCAACGATGCAAGGGAGCGGCCACGGTAAATCTGCTCAACGATTCGCTCAAAGATGTTTTCGTATTGAGCATGGACGAGTTCACGCATCGCTCTAGACGGGGAGAGCGGCTTGGCATCAGGCACAGAAAGCCACTGGGGCAATTCGAGGTTGTCGAGTTCGTCAACTTGGCCGGGTGTGACAACTGCGCCTACAGATAAGGTTTGCCTTGTTTCCATAGTGCTGTGAATCTACCACAGGTTTTGAATTGATGGTGCAGAGAATACAGGAACCCACTGGGTAATGGGTTAATTGAAAAAATAAAAAATTGTTCGTGGTTCCACCCTGCCAGTGGCCCATCGGTCCTCGGCCCTCACCCGCCCCATCGAACCGCTGGCACGTTTTGTGCTTTGCGCCACGGGATCGCGGGCGCTGGCCATCGCGCCACGGGATCGACGCCGCCCGGGATCACGGCCACCACGCCGCCGCGGATCGCTGCTGATCCATGTGGCCACCGTGGCCGGGCACCCAGTGAAGCCGGGAAACCATAACCCAGCGGGTTAGCTAACCCAGTGGATCGCGGGATCGCTGGGTGTGACAATGTGACAAGGGGTCAAAAACCCAGCGGGTTAGGGTGTGACAATGTGACAAGGGTTAATTCACCCAGCGGGAAACAGAAACCCAGTGGCCGGGGTTTAATCGATTGAAAACCCCCGGTTTCGAGCACCCGCTGGGTGAAAACTGGCCGTTTAATCCCGGCCACTGGGTTTCGGGTGCCGGGGTGTGACAAGTGGTCTCCGCGGGCGAGACCAAAAATATACGACTTTTTAAAACAGCACAAGAAATCAAGAATCTCAGAATCTTTACCCCCCGTTTCAGTCACAGTTGTCACACCCTGACGGAAACCGTGATACACTGGGTTTTCGATACCTGTTAACTGTAACCCGCTGGGTTAGGGTTTATCCCTACAAAATAGTTCTTGACAAGTTAACCCGCTGGGTTATAATTTCAACACCGACACACAATCGGCACCCTGTAACTCGTAACCGTAACCGAAGGAAACCATCATGAACAAATCAGAAATCCGCGAAGTGGCCAAGATTAAAGCCATGCACGCCGCCGGGCTTGGCCTTGACTTTTGCGCCCGTGCATTGTCTAGCCTGATCCGCGCTGCACGCACTAACCGAAGCAAAATCGAATTGTCCCGCGTGGCCGCTGATATCGGCTGCCAGTTTCACCCTGAGTTCATCACCGCATAAGGGGCACGCCATGAAACACCACAACCACCGCGAACACTACACCCCGGCCCCCGTGGCCGCTGACGAACCGCACCCGCTGGCAGTGCTGGCCGGGGCCGTGGTGCTGGCCGGGGCCGTGGTGCTGGCCGCTGGCCTGTACCTGATCACCGTCGTTCTTTTCTCCCTGTAACTTGTAACCCCGTAACCTGAAGGACCGTAACCATGAAAAACGAAAACCCTGTCTTACTCGCCGCCGCCGTTGATCGACTGGCCACTGTAAAAGCCCTGATCGCTGACTTGAAAACCGAAGAAGACAATTTAAAAGATGTATTAATCGATAGCGGGTGCACCGCCGTCGAAGGGACCCAGCATCGCGTAAGCCTGTCTTACTGTGCTGGCCGTGAACTGATCGACTGGAAAACCATCGCCGCGAAGCTGGCCCCATCGCGCCAATTGATCGCCGCGCACACGTCGACGGGTGAACCGTTCTACACCGTGCGCGTGAGCGCCCGTAAAGCATAAGGGGCCGCCATGCTGATTCTCTCAACAAAACTCAAAAACCGTTTTTCACCTGCCCACGCCGTGGCCTTGAAAAATATCCGCGTGAACGACGATAAACGCGGGTGCAGCGGGTTTATCTCGCTGGCCGGGGCCATCGTTTACGTGAACACCGAACCCTGTGGATCGCTGGGTTATATGTACCGCACCGCCGCACACCTGAAGGACTACACCGGGGGCGTGAACCGCTGGGCGCGTGACCTTGACTCACTGGTGAAGGGGATCAACGAATTGTTGACCGCTGAGATTATTCGCACCCGCACGGGCGTGCCTGCTGGCCGCCTGATCGTTTCACATATTGGAGATTGAGATCATGGACCACGTTCAACAATACCGCGCCAAAAATGGCCGCCTGCAATTTAAACCCAGCGACGCGCTGCTGATCGAAATAACCGAAGGGGATAATTCGACGGGTTTTTGTCTCGCCTGTGGTGAAACCGTCGACGGGGTAGAACCTGACGCCGCCGGGTACACCTGCCCGCACTGCCACGCTGACAAGGTTTTCGGGGCCGAAGACCTGCTGGCCCGTGGCCTGTACTTTGACGCTGACCGGGCCGAAGATATCGAAGGTGCACGCCGCGCCGGGTATTTGAGATAAGGGGCCACCATGAAAATTCACTTTATTAAACAATCCGCGAACTCAAAAACCGGGCCGATTCCCGTGACCTACTCGCAGCGGGAAACCTGCCCCGAATCGTGCCCGCATTACCGTGCTGACTGTTACGCCGAAGACTATTACACCCGCCTATCTTGGGATAAAGTGGCCGCCCGTGGTGGATCGCTGGGCCAGTTGTGCGAATCCGTGGCCGCCCTGCCCGCTGGCCAGTTATGGCGGTTCAACGTGGCCGGGGACCTGCCCGGGGCCGGGGAAACCGTCGACGCTGCAGCACTGGGCCAGATTGTGGCCGCCAATGCTGGCCGCCGCGGGTTCACCTACACGCACAAGAAAAGCCCCGACGCCCTGCACTGGGCCGGGCATGCGACGCGCTGGGGTTTCACCGTGAATTTATCGGCTGACGATGCTGGAGAAGCTGACGCGCTGGCCGAAGCTGACGCCGGGCCAGTCGTGGCCATCGTGCCCACGGACACACCCGAGAAGAGTTACACCCCCGCTGGCCGGACAATCATTGTCTGCCCTGCACAATCCCGCGACGGGGTGACGTGCGAAACGTGCGGGCTTTGCGCCATCGCTGACCGGGCCGTCATTATCGGTTTCCGCGCCCACGGGTCCCGCGCCCGGGTAACCGACGCGAAGGCCCGCCGGGTAATTCCAATTTTGAAGGGGTAAACCATGAACTTAGAAAAACTGACCGCCGCCGAAGCTGAATCGCTGGCCTACGCCGAAGGGTATCCGGGCACTGCCCGGCTTTTTGCCCGAATCGATAACCTGCAGCGTGCATTAGGGCAGGCCGTGGCCACACTGGAGGAAATTAAAAACATGCCGGATCGATACCGCGCCGGGGCTGCTGCTGAAGCCCTGCACCTGATCGAAAACCTAACCGAAGGGGAGAA